AGTCATTGACTTAACTGGCACACCATATGCTCTAACTAGTATTTCTTCTTTTGGTCTGCCCTCTAGGTCTTTTGCTATACGTTCGTAACCACCAAATGGATTTTCATCTGTGTGCATATAAACAATAGAAGCATCTCTTGCTGGGCTGTATTGTTTTATAGGCAAAGGTTTGTTATCTAACAATATTGCTTGTCTTGTTTCTAGTGTTTGTGCTCCTTTGAGATACTCAGATATAAAAGGCGTGTAACCATCTATCGGTGTAAAACCTATAATAAGTTTTGAGTTACGTGTAGCTAACCTAAACCGTAAGGTGTTTACCAAAGTTGAATCACCTAAGTATTCATCTAACCACGCTCCTATATTCAAAGCCCTTGGGTCTTTGTAGCCAAATTCAAAACCCTCTAGAATTGTTTGGTTATTTGTAAACTGCGTGTAAGTTTTAAAATCTACCCTTGTTTTAGTATCAGGAAAAATGAACGAACTACCAGTAAAACCATTTTGCATCGAATAATTTATATACCCTTCTATACCTTTTGTTTTCTTACGAAACTCTTTGGGCATCATCTCCCATATAGCTGCTTGTTGCACCTTAACAGATGTATCTGCATTTTGAGAGAAGCATACCAAATGACCATTCATATTGCTGATTACGCTTTGCATTATTATTTTGGCACACCCTGTTGTCTTACCACTACGATTACCACCTAGTGTTAAACATTCATTTTGTTCTTTGAGGCTAACTCTTATCCTATCCCATCCTATGAGGTCGAAACCATACTTTAATGGGTCTTCTTGTGCTGCTTTAATACGTCCCTCGTGGGCATCGTGTAGTTGTTTGAGTAAAGATTGGTCGTTTTCTGCTAACAACACTATCTCTTCATCGGTAGGAGCTACTAACAATGGGTGGGGTGTAAACTTGAGCTCCATCTATTCTTCTTTTTTACTTTTTTCTACAACCACTTGTCTGCAAGCCATAAACAAACAACCAAATATAATAAAAAACCAAAATCCAAAATAAACCGCTATAGTGCTATCTGTCATATTTTTATTCTTCTTCTTCTTCTTCTTCTACGTCTACGTAGTCTTTGTTCATTTCAACAATAGCTTCACTACACAACATCTTACCCTCGTAATAACTACTTACTTGATAACCCAATATGCCCTCAGAATCTAATACAACTATTGCATACGTATCGTAAAACTCACCTAGGGTACACGTCGCTCTTTCTAGAGCTTCATCCTGTAATTTATTTAATGTATAATCATCCTCTTCAGGAAATTCATTGCTAGTTGCTGATGCCATCTTCTATTATCTCCGCTTTTTTTATTTGTTTAATTCTGTCGAGTGCTGCTTTTTTAGTTTGCTCGTAGTCTTCTTGAGTATACACTACCCTGTCTTCTGATATCTGCGTAGCCTCACCACGTGCAGTCAATGCCTCTCTAGATGAATTAGCCATTGCTATAGATAAATCCTTGAGGTCTTTCATTCCTACCTCGATGCTACCACTATCAATCCTTTGTCTTATCTGTGATATCACATCCTCAGTTAACGATGACATATTAATATAATTACGTGCTGCTAACTTACCACCGAGCTCGCGGAACTTGTTCTTAAAGTCAGAGTAGTCTACCAATGTATGTATAATAGTCTCTCTGTCTATCTTATGCTTCTTTACCATCTGAGTCTGAGATACACCCACAGCAAACAAATAAAGTATCTTAGCAACCTTCTCTGGGTCGTGACGTGATAAAGATTTTATCTTAGCTATCTCTTTCTGCGTAGACACGTCTTGTATCGCAAGCCTGATGCTGTCCATAAGCTTGTCCTTGTCAGCATTTGATTTCCCCATATGGTAAAACCTATACCTGTTATATATATATGTAAAGTATTAAATATAAGTATAGGTGTTACCAAAACGGAATATGGCTATTATAGGGGCTATCAAGAGATAATTTTTTTAAACCCTAGTTTATTCATAGCAATAATTTTTAACAGAAACTTGTTTGCCCCCGCCCCCCTGTGTGCAAAAAACAAAAAAATACGTTTATTTTATTAGATGATATCACGTAATAAATAATTAACCGTCAGGAGAAAATTAAAATCAATCAGGAGAAACTTTGTTAGCTCGCGTTTTTCATAGAAAATATATTCATTTTTTCAATTATTAGTCGGACGCGGTTTTTTTTCGGCTAGAATCAATACATCTCCATAAACGAACATAAACACGCCTACAAGGGCTTTTACCAGCATAGGGTAAGCCTTACCCTTCAAATGATATCATACACGCCTTAAAACGCCTTTAAACGCTTTATGGGGTATGTATTGAGTTGGGGTTGTATGCAATAAACGAACGACGTTTGCTTATATGGCTTTAATTGAATTGCATTCGACGTTGGGTATTCATACCAAAAAAAACCGCCACGAAATAGACGTGACGGCTTTTGTTTTTAGTTGGGTGATTAGTTTATACTTTTGTCTTTTCTAACGTATGTTGAACGACGCGTTTAGCTAATCCAATTGCGGACGTGTCGATGTAAGATTTTGTAAAATATCCGTTACAATATTTTCTTACTTTTTCAACGTCGGATTCGTTCGGAATACAACACGCGATTAAATCAATTTTTTGTTCGCGATATTCTTTTTCGTTAACAATATTTCCTGTCAAAAAACCGTCGGTAAATAATAAAACAACGTCGGAATTTTTAACCATTGGAAAAAACCTTTTTAGGTTATTGTCTAATGCTTCGTGCGAACCATTTGTTCGAATAGACATTATATCATTTATTGAATGATTTTTTAATAAATAACCGTAACCGTCTTTAGAATAAATCGGATTAAAGTTAATAAGATTTTGTTCACTCAATATTTGAAAAGCGGAGACAAATTCACGTCCACCGTTTGCCGTCCACGTGTCACGCATTGAACCGCTAAAATCAATCAACATTGTAATCGTTGGTTTACCTTTTGTTGATGATATCATTTTAAACATTTGCTCGCAACGTACTATCGCGTTTTTCAAATGTAAACGCGAACCGCGTGTTGAAACTTTACCGCGAACACGTCCGAATTTTTTGATTAATGGACGTAATGAATTTGCGATTGTTTTTGAGTAGCGAACGTTCGATTCGTCGACGTGATTTGTTGACGTGATATCAGACCATTCGCAATTGTTTGAACAACCGTCGTCGTCCTGTTTCGCATAATGTTTTGATTGAATCTTTTTTGCGTTTTTATCCTCAACACCGTTGTGAACATTTTCGTAGACGTAGACCGATGGGACGTCTAATCCAAAAGACTGAATAAAGTCTTTTAAGATTTGAACAACCGCCATCGAATTGACCGCGTTACAAGCTCTCTCATAATAATTACAGATAGCTTTTTTAGTTTTGATATTTCCTTGCGACGCGTCGTTGTAAAAATATTCAACAGTAGGTTTTGATTGTGATATCATCGGACAAAATCTCATTAATGAATTTGATTTTGAACCGTGAACGCGAATCATACTTTCTTTATGTTTTAGATTCAAGATTGCTTCCGATGCAAATTTAACTGAATCGGAAAAATCTAGATATTTAAACCAAAAGAATTTTTTGAATTGTGGATAGTTTTTTGTAAGTAAAAATTCAATTCTACAATCTTCGAAAAGATTGAATAAATTGAATGGAATATTTTCGTCATTTAGTTTTTCGACGACGTCGTTTGAACGTTCGGTAAATAACGCGTGTCCAATTTCGTGACGTAAGACTTCCTTATGAAAATTAGTCACTTTTGCGACGTCGGATTTTGTCTCGCGATTTGCAATTTTAACACAGTCTAAACCGACTTGTATTTCGTGACGGTTTTTCGCGTGGTTATATCTCCAACAAGCGGTCGGTACGGTATCAGATATCTTTAAAAAGAATCTTTGACCGTATACCGATGACTTATTGTCAACGCGTCTAACGTAATGTAAAAAACCGCCTAACCGTTTTGACGTGTGCTTATATTGAACACGTCGCATCGCGTTGACGATTAACTTTTGTAATGTTCTAAGATTCATAATTTTTAGACGTTGTATTGACTGTTGATATGTTGATTTGAACATTTGTTTAAAATGTCGGTAATCGCGTTTTTTGAATCTTCTAAAACGCAACCTGTATCGACGTTCCATATACAAACGTCGTTCCATAATCCGCAATCGTTATCGACTAGTTTTTCAACAATACCGTCGAACGTTCCATCGCTTTGATGAATCGCATTTTCGAGCAAACGAAAATCAACCGCGAATTGTAACGAACCATCAACAACCGCTTGTCGAGTTTCGTCGATAAGCATTGCAAAATATTCGATAAAATCATCTCGATTAATTACCGTTGTATTAATGTCGTAAGAATCAACAATTGCTTTGGTTGTTCGCTTCGCAAAATCGATTGAATAATCAATTCTAATTTTTTTGAATCGAGACCAAAACGCTTCAACAGGAATGTCGCTTGTTAAGTTAGCACCTCCAACAATATGTAAATGTTTTGAAGGACATTCAATTGTCTCGAGCGTTGTTCCATTGTTGGAACGTGTTGTTAATCTATACCATTTTTCGGACGTACCGTTTACGACTTTTTTGAAGCCATTTAAGAACGTTAACAAAAACGCCTGTGTTGATTCGTTCCAGCGTAAACACTCGTCTAAAAACAACAATGTATTGTTACCTTTAGAAGCTTCTCTTACCGCTTGCGTTAAAACGCCATCAACGACAATAAATCCACTTTTGGATGTACCACTTGAATCGGTTATAACTGAACCGACTAAAGTTGAAACTTCGTCGATATCATCGCTACAATTATGTTCAATAAACTTGTCGTAAGTTGAACCAATAATTCTAACCGCGTGCGACTTTCCAAATGATGGCGGACTTAATAACAAAACGTTTGTATTTGCTTCGCTTCCGACAGTATAAAACGCGTTCAATTTCTCAACAATTGGATTGTTGTTCATTGTCGCGGATATCCTCGCAATTGCTTTTTTTGCGGTGGGTTGTTTCAACGCGTTTTTTATTGTAAAAACTTCGTCCGCTAATGTCTCAATTGTTGTATTAATTGAATCAAATTGCGGTTGTAGTTTACTAATATCAACGTCGTTAGTTTGTGATTGTTTACTCAATAAGCCTTGCAAGGTTTCCAACACTTTTGAAACTTCGTCATTTGTATTGTTAGTTGGAAGCGGTTGAGTGCCATTTTTACAAGCTTCGATGATATTATCGAGTTGACCTGTGTTCATCGAATTAGTAGCCGAAGCGGATATTGTTTCGATATAATTATTTGCAATCAACTCGCGAACGAATTGACGTTTTTCGATTACCGTAAATTTGTCGGAATCGAATTTATTTAGTTTTTCTTTTATGTTCATATATTTGATTATTAATTTTGGATTATTGAAATTTAATTATTCCAATATTTTTTTAATAAAATGATATCATCAAAAAAAGCGAGAAAAAAATTTTTGATGCATGCGGCGAGACAAATTTTTGAAAAATTTTTTTTTATTTTTTTTTATTTTTTTAAAAAAATATTTATATATATATATAATATATATATAAATAAAAGTTTTGTTATTTGGTTCAGGCTGATTCAACCGAGGCTGATTCAACCGATGATATCACAACAAAAAACACCAGCAACTCAGGCAGCACAACCCGGAGACAGCAGGTATTTTTGATGATATCACTACAAAAACGTGCTTTTTTATGCTGCTGCCGGGTTTGTTCGGGTACAAAAAATATATCATAGTTCTATTTTGGTTGACCTCATCGCGTAAGATGGGTACACATAATTATGTCCAAGTTTTTTTTCCAAAAAAAATTAGCAAAAATATACGGTGTCAACGAGGCAATCGTGTTAGAGTATATACATTTTTTTAGCACTAAAAATGTGGGGTCAAAAAAACATTACCACGATGGCAAGTATTGGACATATGGCTCTGTAAATGTGATATCAAAACATTTTCCGTTTTGGTCAGAGAGACAGGTGTGGAGAATCTTAAAATCATTAGAGCAACAAGGGGCGATAGATGTCGGCAGTTTCAACCGAAAAGCCTACGATAGGACTAAGTGGTACACGATATCAGATAAGTGTAGACCATTTTACCAAACGGTAAAACCAATACCTGTTGTAAATAATAATAATAATAATTTAATAATAAAACATAAACCAATATAAATATGCACGTATACGATTACACAGAAATAAACAATCCAATACCATCACACGATTCAAAGTTGTCGGACATAAGAAAAAATAAAAGCTTATATCCAAGCGTTACTACGATACTTAAAATTATTCCTAATCCATTTATAGACCAATGGCGAATGAATAAATACATAGAGTTAGCTAGACTCTTTCCTAATGATAGCACAGATAAAATTGTGCAAAAAGCTTGGGGCTACGCTAATTTACCAAATGGTCAAACCGTCCCTGTATCAGAGTTTGGCACACAGGCACACCTCAATTTAGAATATATGTTTACAGGACAAGACGACAAGGTATCAGAGGAGTGGGCAGAGTTTTTGTATGATGCTCATTATGATATCATAAACGAAGAAAAAATAAAACCTGTAGAATGTGAGTATTTGATTGAAGACCACAGTTTACGAGTGGCAGGCACAATTGATATGGTGGCTGAAGTAGACAAAAGTTACGTGCTTGTTGATTACAAATTTAGAAATTGTTTAAATGGTGTTGGTAAGTTTTACGATAGTGATTGTTACCAATTATCTATAGAGAGTGAGTTCGTTAGAAATAAGTTTTCGTTAGCTAAACGTCCAAAAATTTGTTCTGTTTGTATATGCAACGTAACAGGCAAACCGTTTTTTAAATGGTGGACACAAAAAAAACTTGACAAGAGTGTGCTTATTTTTTTAGATGCTTGCGAATTGTATTTTTCAATCCATAACTTAAATTAAAAATGACAAATATATACGAAGTAAAAGAAACATATACCGTAGTTGGCAAATCAGCCAAAGACGTCGAAGATAGAGTTGTTACATCTGAGAACCAAGAGTTTTCTGGTTACACTATACAGATAAACCCAAAAGAATATAAATATTGGTTAGTAGAATTAGAGATACGAGATGGAGAGTTTGAGTATCTCGACAGATACATAACTATTGTTGATAAGCCAAAAAATGTAAAAGATGCTTGGGATTACATTGTTACTAAAGAGTTAGATTATTTAACTTTTGGAGAAGATGACAATGAATTTTATGAAGCTACAGATGGTTCAAACCGACATTTCAAAGTGTTTATGAAACGTATTAAAGATGAAGACGAGCCGATTCTTAGGAGATATTTATGAAAGGAGATTTTATGAAAAAAGAATATAGAGTATATGTAATCAATAAGAATAAATATCACGGTGGTAAATCTTTGTATCATATAGACGACGAAGAATTTATTACTATAGCCGAAACACAAGACCAAATTCTAGATAGAAACACTAGTATATCACACGGTGTTTTTAGCATAAGTGGATTTATGAGAGAGTTTCGTATGGCAGGGTTGCAACCAATGCCTTTACCGCACATTGATGGTAATCTACTACCAAATTGTGTTATAAGAATAATCGAAGTAAACTACCACGGTGCAGAACCAATTGTCGAGGAAGAAGTCAAACCTTGTAAGTGGGATGATATCAATTTAAATTACATAGATGATGCAATGAAAGCAGTCAATTATGTATATGGTATCGCAAAACCTACAATAGAGGGCGTGATAACAAAAGACGAAGATTGTGTACCTGTTTTAGGTAAGACGCCACAAATGTGGTTAGATGTTATAAATCATTTAGGTGTAATTAAAGCAAGAAAATGTGACAATGCTACCGAGTTCGCAGAAACAAAGTAATTTTGAAACAGGAGCAGTTAGGGATTTCCACGAGGGTAAGGGAATCCCTAGCTTAATGCCTATTGATGCTCTACGTTCTGTCTCAAAAAGATTTGAAGATGGAGCATTGAAGTACGGTAGAGATAATTGGAGAAAAGGTATACCGTTGTCGAGATATGTTGATGCTATCTATAGACATTTATGGGCAACGATGGAAAACAAAACAGATGAAGACCACCTCGGTGCAGTCATATGGAACGCGATGTGTTTGTATCAAACAAAAAAATGGATAGACGACGGAAAATTACCAAATGAATTAAATGACATACCTCATAAATGAATGTATTATCACTTTTTGATGGGTGCAGTTGTGGACAGTTAGCACTTAAACGAGCAAACATACCGTATGATAAGTATTATGCTTCAGAGATAGATAAGTATGCTATAAAAATTGCAAAAAAAAACTTTCCTAATAGTGTTCATATAGGGGATATAAGGATAATTAATAATAGTTCCCTTGACTTGGATAAAATCGATTTGCTTATCGGTGGAAGTCCTTGTCAAGGGTTTTCCTTTGCCAAAAATGACAGATTAAATTTTAACGACCCACGTTCTCAATTATTTTTTGAATACGTTAGACTACTTAAAGAATGTAAGCCTAAATATTTTTTACTAGAAAATGTAGTTATGAATCAAAAATGCCAAGATGTGATATCTGATATACTCGAAGTAAAACCACATAAAATAAATAGTTCTATACTTTCTGCACAAAATAGAAAAAGACTTTATTGGACGAACATACCAGTAAATGTTAATAAATTAATTGCAGGTGATAAAAAACTCGTGATATCAGACATTATTGACCCAAAAGCAGACGCAGCACCCGTCCCGGTAAACGAAAGAAACAAAAGACATTTACGTGATATCACACAAAAATCGTTGTGCTGCACCGCAACAATGTACAAAGGTGCTGGAAATAATGGGTGTACTCTTATCGAAGTTGGCAAAGCAAACGTAAATGGTCACGATATTTTAAAAAGAGTTTATGCTAGAGAGGGAAAAAGTCCTACAATAAACACGTGTGGTGGCGGTAACAGAGAACCAAAGGTAATACATACGTCGTCAACTTGGCGAAAGTTAAGCGTGATAGAGTGCGAGAGACTACAAACATTACCTGACAACTACACAGAGGGTGTATCAAACACGCAAAGATATAAGATGATAGGCAATGGGTGGACAGTTGATATCATATCATACATATTTCAGGGTATAAAATAATATGGATTTCTGTTCAGATTTTAATTACGACCTCAAAGTTGGTCAGGTAGCAGAGAAAAAAATAGCTGATATCATACAAAATAAAACTATCGAAGTAAAAAATGATTTACTCACAGCAAAAACAGGCAATGTATTTATAGAATATGAGTGTCGTGGCAAGCCAAGCGGTATATCAACTACACAATCAGATTTCTATTGTTTTGTTGTAGAGGACAGAATGATAATATTGCCAACAAAAAAACTTAAAACATTATGTAGACCACATCTAAATACAAATAAAGATGTGTACGGTGGCGACGATAATCTTAGCAAGGGCGTATTGTTACCTTTACAAAGTTTGGTATTATGCAAAAATACGAAATAAAATACAAACATTATGATATGCCTGATGATTACATAGGAAGAAAATTATTGTGGGCTAGAGATTCTAAGTCTGCATTAGGATACTTTCTACAATCAAAACCAAGTCCTGACGGACTAGGTAAAACAAAAAAAGGTAAAGCAACAGTAATAATTTTAGAAGTAAATGAAATATCTACCACAGAATAAAGTCAAAGATTACAGACAAAGCAATATGCCTGAACGTTGTCCTATATTTGATATCACGTTAGAAAAAGCTGTACTTGACCACAGTCATAAAAATTTTTTAGTGCGTGGCGTGATAGATGATATGGCTAATCAATTTCTTGGCAAAATAGAGAACGCTTGGAAAAGATATGGAAATCAAACAAATTTATCTTTACAAGAGGTATTATCAAATATAATTTCCTATCTAAACAATCCAAAAACTGATGTCTTACATCCTGTTGGCTTTAGGCAAATGGTTAGAAAATTTAAATATTTACCGCTAGAACTCCAAATAAAAGAATTAAATTACATAGATTGCGACCCAACATTAATAGAAAATGCAACTAACAATACCCAAAGAACGATTTTGTATAAAACACAAATAAAAAAAATATGCACAAATATATGAAAAACATAGCAGAAAAACTCTGCAAATTAGAAACTGCCATCAAAGTTGGCAAGACGGAGTATAACGCCTTTGGCAAATACTCTTTTAGAAACATAGAAGCTATATGTGAATCTGTAAAACCATACTTGAAGGAGCTAAATCTTTCTTTAATTATGGATGATAAGATTGTATATATAGGCGACAGATATTATGTCGAAGCAACGGTTACATTAACTTGTTGTGATACAGGCGAATCCATATCTGTTAAGGCACAGGCACGTGAGCCTTTGTCTAAGAAGGGAATGGATGATAGTCAAATAACGGGTACTGCGGCGTCGTACGCAAGAAAAAGAGCTATGGCAGGTTTGCTACTCTTGGATAATACCCAAGATGCTGACGCATTAAACAATCACGAAGAAGAAACAAAAACTATCACAAATAATACTGAGGACGACTTATTATGAGCGAATACGTACAAAAAGAGGGAACAGGTGCATCTTTTCAAAACAAGAAGATGACCTCTGAATCATCACCTAAACTACTTGGCACGCTTACCATACCGCAAGAAATGGCAGGCAAAAAAGTAAATATAGCATCTTGGCTTAATGAGAAAGGGGATATGAAATACTATTCTCACAAACTTAGTTTGATTGAGGAAAAACCAAAATCAACGAATGTAGACATATCAAGCGACCCATTCTGATGAGTAAAAAAGCTAAAATTAATCGATTGTTTTGGGATATAGAAACATCTCCCAACATTGGTTTCTTTTGGCAAAGTGGTTATAAGAAAACCATACCGCATAATAGCATCATAAAAGAACGTGCTGTTATGTGTATTTGTTATAAGTGGGAGAGTGGCAAGCAAGTACACTCTCTCACTTGGGACAAAGGTTGTGACAAACAACTATTAATAGATTTCCACGAAGTTTTGTGTTTAGCAGATGAAGCAGTAGCACACAATGGCGACAATTTTGATATCAAATTTTTTAACTCACGGACAATATATCACAATATCATACCCAAATATATATATAATTCTGTAGATACCCTTAAATTAGCACGACGTAAATTTAGATTTAACTCTAATAGATTAGATTATTTAGGACAATATTTATTTGGCGATGGCAAAATAAGCACTACGTTCCAATTATGGGTAGACATATGTCTTAATAATTGTGAAAAAGCAATGAACGCTATGGTCAAATATTGTAAAAAAGATGTTTTGTTATTAGAAAAAGTTTACAAAAAGCTCACAGAGTATGATACTCATAAAACACACGTTGGTATATTGAACGGTTTAGATAATTGGACTTGTCCTTATTGTGCATCTGAAGATGTAAAAAGAAAAGGAATACGAGTTACAAGTATGGGCAAGAAATATCGAATGATATGTAAAAGTTGTAGCCGACAATATCAAATATCACAAGCAACAGTTAATAAATATTATGAGTACAAAAAATTCCAAATCGGATAAAGAGCCAAAGATTATATATGAAATTAATGATTTATCAGAGGGCATAGAAGTTTTACACGACCTTACTGAATCGTTACACGAGAAGAGATTTGACAATTCTAATTCTATTATAGTGAAGTCAATTAAGACATTATCCAAAGAAATAAAAAATAAGATGAAAGAAATATATGAGCGACATAAAGTTACCCAAAAATGAACTCGCAGAAAGAAAAATATTAAGTTCTTGTTTAAGTGGTAATGATACATCAACACTCGAAGAAATGTTATCAATTATATCGCCTGATGACTTTTATTACGAAAACAACAAAGTAATATTTACTACCCTTAAAAAACTTTTAGATAACAACAAACCCTTAGATGAGATATCATTAACTGAACACTTAAAAACTAGCAACCAATTAGATTACGTTGGTGGTGTAGACTATATAATTAGTCTAGACGGTGGTTTTGGTACAAGTTTACAGGCACGTTCGTCAGCCTTGATAGTAAAAGAGTGTTCAAATAAGCGTTCTTTGATACGTAGCTCAAGGTTAGCCATTGAAGATATAGAAAATGGCGGAGATTGTACATCAGCTATTAGTATTATAGAAAAAGGACTAGATGGCTTAGACCAAGCACACCAAGAAAAGACTAAATTAGGTGATAATGCTAAGAATTTTTTAGATAAACTGTCACAGATGCGTGACGGTGTCTATGTTGCAGATAAATTTCCTACTGGTATAACACATTTAGATGAAAAATTAGCAGAAGGCGGTATAGGCAGGGGTGAAGTTATGGTGATATCAGCACCAACATCTTGTGGTAAATCACAATTAGCACTTAATATTGCATTGCGTACAGCAATTACAGACAAAAAAGCTGTTGCTATATTTTCTTTTGAAATGATGGCAGACCAAATTATGAAACGCTTGGCACAGATATCATCAGGTAAAAACATATATGATTCGTTAGCTAGTCAGGATGTAGACAAACATATGGATGATATCATTACTGCAACAAAAAAACTTTGTGCAGCACCATTACATATAATTAACACAGTACGTGATATCACGCACCTTCGAGCACGATGTGGTTTTTTGAAACGCAAACACAATATCGAAATGGTTGTTGTTGATTATTTACAATTAGTTCCTTGGAACACAAAACTATCGAAATGCGATGGAATAGCCGAAGTATCACACGGTATTAAACAAATGGCTATGGACTTACAAATACCTGTCTTGTTGTTAGCACAGATTAATCGTGAGGGTGCTAGAAGTAATAAGCCGGGCATATACTCATTAAAGGACTCAGGAGATGTTGAAAACGATGCTGATATCATAGTAATGATGTACCCAAAAAATACTGACTTTGCAAAGAGTAAAAAGCTTGACAGGAATGGCAGACCATACGTAGAATTAGAATATAGGTTAGTGAAGAATCGAGAGGGAGAAAGAGATACAGATGGAGTAATGATACTAGACCCAAACGTGGGTAGATTTTTATGATTGGGGTGGAGTAAACCGTGAGGAGCTCATTTGGGGTTTTCGTATATATTTTCCCATTTTGGACACCCCATAATATTTTATTATGACAATACCAAACACAGACTTAGAAGAAGTAGAAACAAGAATACAGATATACAGAGAAGAATCTCGCACTATATCTTATCGCGTGAATGCTTTAACGGAACGTAGAAAAGAGATAAATGAAAGAATAAGATGTTTAAAAGAAGAGGCTAAAAAAATTAAATCATCTATTTAATTTCTAGAAGCGTTTCTTTTCATCATTTCTTTTCTTAGGTTTTCTAACTCTTCTAAATAATATTTTTGAGTTTCTGTATTTATTTGAGAACCTCTTATTAATGCTCTATGTCCTTGATTGGTCGTTAAAAGACTACTTACCATTTGTTTATAAGCCTCTGCTTTTTGTTGTGCAGTAGCTTTTGTAAAAAATAATTGTTTAGTTAAACCATTTGCGGATAGTTCTCCATAGAAAAATCTTTGTAACATTGGTACAAAACCACTAGCAACTACTGTTACACCTTGACCGCTTACAACAGGCTTAGTACCTAAGTCTGCAACATTTTTAGCAAAAGTCTGTGACCTGTTAGCTTTAAGCAATTTTGCCATATCTAATAAATCATTGTAAATATTGTCTGTGCCGTAGTTTAATATTCTTTTTGCGTTAGCCCCTGTTTTTTTATTATTAAGAATATTGAGCATTATTTGTGGGTCAAACATTTCGTTTACGCCTCTTTCGACTAATGCACCGCCTGTACCCTTACCAGCACGCTCTTGTAGCTCCATAATTACCGCTTTTTGCAAATCTTTGAACATTTGCGGATTTGTTTCTGCGAACACATCTAGCTGTTTCATTACTGTATTCATCGTGATATCATCTGCATCAAGCAATGAACTAACAAATATTTTTGGATTTATTAAAATATCTTGTGCTGTATTCTCTGTAATGTTAGCAAATAATTTAGATTTCAACACATTGTCTTTTTGTATTCTTAAATCTATAATATTAGATATTATTTTTTGTGTGTCTCTAACAGATTGTACAGAACTACCTTGAAGTATAGAAAGTATTTCTGTTTCTTTTAAGTCAACAAACTTGCCCGGATTTGCTTGTATTTTTTTATTCAAAGCATCAAACGCCTGCATTTGAGCATTGACTCTATTGTTGAATTTTGTTGCTAGACTTATCTCTCCTGTGCTTGTGCGTGGTGCATATAACTGCTTTACCATATCTTTATCTATTTTAAGACCGCTTCCGCCTACTTTTACTACTGCATCATTTGTTATACTGCGTACATAATTCTGTCTTAATATTTGTAATGCTTCATTACGAGATGCTTCATCAGGCAACACTTTCATCAATCTGCTTATAGCATCAGGGTTATTTAATTTTTCTAATGCAGACCTACTACCTAAAGCGTATGCTAAATGTTGTGGGCTATGAGATTTTTCTCGTTGTGCTAATTTATAAAACAAAGAATCTAAATCTTGGAATCTTAAATATTTTTTATACTCTGCATTAGCTTTGTTTAAAAAAGTTCCTGTTTTATTTTTAGAACGCCCTGTAAGTGGATTGATAACCTTATTGTTTCTTAATGCTCTGAGTGCTCCATCTTGTAATTCAGCTAATCTATTTAAAGTTGTCTTACCAATGAGAGGTGTAAATACTGCATCTTCTCCTATATTTTTGATATATCCATCTAATTGTTCCCAAGTTATTCTTTTTGTATTCGTTCTTGAATTTGCTAGTGCCAATAAATCATCTAATTTTTCAAACTTAGTTCCAAGCATTGGATTAAATTGTTTGAGTATTCGTTTATTTAATTTGCTCGTAGATTGACCTCTAATTTGTTCAATAGATTTTTGTAAAACTCTTACTATTTCTTGTACGCTAAAATCAATTCCATCTCTTTTTGCTTGTATTGCTACTGCATCATACGCGTTACTTTGTCGAGTCTTAGAAGCAATAAAAGCATCATCTATTATTTTTTGTACTCTACTACCTTTTTCTAAGACATCAAATCTAATACCTGCTGCTTTTGCTAGTTCTAAATCGAGGTTTTGTTGTAACGCAACTCTAAGTTGGTCGTCTGCTCCAGCTAATTTATTGATGATATCATCGTAATTACTGCGTAAATTATTGCTCACACTAGCGATAATAGCTTCTACATTAGGTTTACCGCTACCTTGAAGTGTTGCTACACCTCTTTCAATAATTTCTTTGTTTTGTTGCAATATTCCCTGTACCGATGGACTGTTAATTTGTGCTTTTAAATCAGCTTCTAATGCTTTTTCTCCTCTACGAACACCACTAGTAGTTTTTAACTTACCCAATTCTGCTCCAAATTTATTATTAAAGTCTTTGTATGTAGCTAATAATTCTTCTGTGTATTTACTTGATGAGTTTCTTGTAAAACCTGCCATAAATCTGCCTGTTTTAAGTAAACCATAATCTGCTACTGCCATCATTAAAGATTCTTGTATTTTTTGATTACCAAAAGCAGTATATTCACCCACATCTTGTAAAAAATCTTTACCCGTAATAACATTATCACGTATTTTAGCTACACCATCTCTAACACCTGTAAAAAAAAGATTGCTACCAATTGTTGCCACAGCTTGCCCTGCAGGTGTTCTAAGTCCAACAGCTATAGCAGGAGCTAATTTAGGAGCTAATAATGTAGCCCCAACAACAAAAACGCCTTGAGCAACAAGACTAGCTGCATCTCCAAAATCTGATGCTGTAAATCCTTCTTCGTCTATGTATCTGACGTATCTTTTTCCGTCTTTAACCCCATCAAAAATAAATCTTGGTTTACCATCAACCATTATGGCTTTTACTGAATCCTTACCATATTCTTTTTTTAATTCGTTAAGTTTCATTTCAGGACTTAACCTCCAAGATAGATTTACTTTTTGAAGAAAATTGTGCCAAAAACCATCTTTGCCCCCTGATGTTACATCGACTTGGCTTACAGGAACGCCCATAGCCATAGCGGTATATTTTTGTAAAGAAAGTTCACGGTTTTCATCATTTTTTTTACGTTGTGCTACATTGCCAATGTAGGCATAATCGCCTGATTCCATAGCCTCTATGGCATTAATATTTTCTTTATTTATTCTGTTACGTATTTCTGCGTTGCTTAACTCACTTCTAGAACGAAATGTATACTCTAGTTCCGTTGGTCTGTCGGTAACGGTATATTCATAAAATTGTGACATAATTAATTATCTGTAGATTTAATTTTAATATCATTAATAATAATATCATTGTCTTCGTCTACCATTCCTATGTTATTACTAGGAGTATTAATAGATTGATTGCCGTTTTGTTGACCACCAACAAATGGGTTATTTTTAAGTAAATTACTGTCTCGTGGTGTAAGTGCTTGATTTTCGTTTTCTACGCCACCCATAGCTAAATTAGCTTTTGCGTTTGGATTTGGTGTTTTAACATTTTGTTTTAAATCTTCACCAAAATATTGATGCCTATACATAGTAGGATTAGTTTCATATAATTTTCTTTCTACTCGAATATTAATAGGTACAAAATTTGGGTTATCGTGTACCAAGTTGCCTCCGTTAATTGCAGTTATAGTAGAATAATTTTCTGAAGCCTCTTGTTTTTGTATAGTATCATATAAAAAATCTAAAGTATTTTGATTAATTCCTAAATCTTGTAATCTTTTAAAACCACCTTGTTTGTGTTCTTCTTCAATTACTCGTAATGCAGCTCTATTGGTTATATAAGCGTATTTATCAACTTCTTTAAGAACTTCATCAGAACTTCTTCCTGATAGTCCTGCTAATTGTGCTTCTGTAGATTGCAATAGTTCGATTTCCCTAACTGCTATTTGACCAAGTGCTCCACCTGTTTTTGATGCTGCTCTCATATCTTGTAGTGCTTTAAAACCTGCTACTGCTTGTAATTGAGTTAGTTGTTGTTCTAAACTTTTAGCGTATCCTCCACCTCTTATGTACCCTGAAGCAACAAAACGACCTGCTGGTCCTGCATCTTTTAAATAATCTTTTATTTCGTTAACTGTTTGATTTACCGTTGCTGCTGTTGATACAATACCTCCTATCTTGCTTTTAAATCTATTATCTTCTTCTAATTTTATTGCATCAGGAACAAGAACTTTTGACACTTCTACTTCATTTTTTATGTGTTTGTCAAATTCTTCTGTTTCTGTACCACCTGCAAGAGCATATTGTTCTTTGTACTCTGATACTGCAAGCTGTTTTCCCTTATCTCTTTGGTAATTAATCGCATAATCATCTGCCTTTCTTTGGGCAAAAGTATTACCCATTTCTATCAATTCATCTGTGTCTACCTCATCTACTTCAGGTAAAGACTCTGTATAATTTTTCAATTGTTCGGTAACAACCGATAGTGATATACCCTTGTTTGTAACTTTTTTATCTGTTAATACATCGGTATATGAATATGTTGCTTTTGCCGCATCTTCGAATATTGCGTCTCTATCTATGTTTCCATTTGCATCTATATTTTTATCAAATATTTCACCTAACTTTATATCCTCTTGTCTAGTTACATTAGCTTGGTTGAGTTCGTTGCCTAAAGTAGTGGTTTCTAGATTTAAATTTTTTAATTTAATATCGCCTAACTCTCTAGTCTGTTGAGCGTCTGCTAAACTTTGAGCAGTTGTAAAGTAAGTATTCAATAAGGATTCGCTAGATAAACTAAAATTACCATCTTTTCTTTTGTTTATAGCTGATTTTAATTTTGGGTCTAAATTATCTGTGTCCGATAACAATTCAGGGTTACTAGCAATAAAAGCATCATTTTTTGCTACTGTTGTGTTAAGAACTTCTTTGTTTACTTGGTATTGTTTGACACCCTTCATGATGTCGTCACCAAGCCCTGCCAAAGCATTTGCTCTAGTTTTACCCGCTTCTACCATACCGCTATAGTCACCTATAGCTAATTCTGGTCGTATACCTTCTCCTATTCTTGCCATAATTTAACTAAATAATTTACTAAATCCTTTTGCAGCACCTGCTCCACCAAGAGTAGCACCTGCGACAGAACCTAAGAAATCCATTCCTGCACTTCGTTGACTCGCATCATACTGCATTTGTGCTTGCATAAAGTTGATATCATCTTGTCGTTGTGCCATAGCCAAGTTTACTCCTGCATCTGAATCAAAGCTTTGTGGTCCTGATGCTACTTGTGCTAAATTAAATCCTTGTGTATAAGCATCTCCTCCAAAACGTAAAGCTTGAGATGGAGAGCCAAACAAAAATCCTAATGGGTCTCCACCTGCTTGTCTTGAGATAGCAAATGATTGTGGAGCAGCACTTAGTGCTTGTTGCCTTAGTCCACTTCTTATATTTTCTCTGTTTAATACTGAAGCTGCAGCAGTACCCTCACCGAATAATCTACCACCCGCTACTCCTGATGCTCTAGCAGCTTGGTCAGCTTGCCTTTGTCTTTCAGGAGACAACACGCCCTCTGCTTCGTTAAATAAATTTTTGGTTGTTTGTGCTTGTAATCTAGCTATTTCTGACGCGTCAGGGTCAAGTAATCCTCTTAATGTATCTGATACCCTAGTACCATATTCATCTATCAAAGCAAGGTCTCTTTCTTTTTGTATTCTTTCTCTCTCTGCTATTTCTTCACCAGCACGACGTTGCAAAGAAAGTATGCCTTCTTGCCCATCTGCACCAAACAAATTAGTTTGTATGTCTGCTAATTCTAATTTAGCAAATTCTGGTCTCGCTGCCCTCTCTGTATCTAAAATTGATGGTAAAGAATCTTTTACCGCTTTAGCAAAATCTGTATATGACTTGTAAATGTCAATTGGAGGTGGTGCTTCGTATGTATTGCCTTTTCCGCCCATTATAATTTAAGTATTTTTTTAAAGTATTTTGTTGATAAATCTACCTTACAAGGTTTTCCGTATTTGTATCTTATGCCTATAAGTTTTTTATCTAAAACACTTGGTTCTTTGTTGATTAAATCTATTGTTAATTGTTTTAAAACGTTTTTATTATTTGAAAATAAAAATGCTAAAAAGACAGCATCTCCATTTGGGTCATCTTCAGTCCAATCTCTAACGAACTCCCATCCGTCATCATAGTTACAATTATACCACATATGCACACCCACAACTTCATTACCATCATATACAACTGAAATCGTGTTTTTTGCAATATGATAAGTAACCATTGTTGTGACATAATTTTCATCTGCCCCATCAAATACTTCACCATTTTCTTTTCTTATACAATAACCCACAATATCTTTTATTTTTTTAGGTGTTTCATTTAAATCTAACCATTTGCTTACAAAACTAGCTAACTTCATTATAAGGCGTAATTACAAGCTCCTAAAGCTACATATGTAGTATTCCCATCTTTATTGTCGTATGTTACGTTACCGCCACTAGTTTCGTGATACGCTCCAAAAGTTGAACCTGTAAACAAATTTACAGTACCATCTGTACTACTATCAGCGTTCAACCCAAACCATTGTCTATTACTATCAAGACTCCATCTTGCTGTGTATACCGTTAATCCTTTATCGCCTGCTGTCCCTGTAGACATTGTCTCAGCACTAGTACCACCTCCATTATTTTTACTAAATTTGGAGGTAGGGCTAGTAAAACTTCCCGCATTGTCTACTTGTATTATATTCATATTTGCAGCTCTACCTCTATTACTTCTGTTTACTTGACATTCAAATGATTCAACATCGCCTACATCGCAACTATATTGAGCAACACATTGCATATCGCTATCATAATTATTACCTATATCATAATGTTCTGTAACGGTTTTACCTGTAATAGAACAAGTTGTTGAACCACTACCTCCGCCAGACCCGTGAGATACTGCTACAATTAGTCTAGTATTAGCACTTCTTTCATTAGAAGATGTGTCTACTGTAGTTAGTGTTTCAAAGAAATTTGTTGTTGATATTATTTTTATAACAGGATTGCCTGTACCACGGTAATCAGTTAGCTTAACTGTACTAGATGTAGGCACAGCATTGTTAATTGTAGTTTTGTCTACCCTACTCCCTGCTTTGTAATAATCGCTTAATTTAATTGTATCGCTACCACCAAATTGATTTTTAATATCACTAAACTTTACTGTACCGCTACTAGCTATTGGCATTTTCTAATTTTTCTACTTTAGATTTTAATTCTTTTATGGACTCTATTAATAATGGTATTAATTTTTCGTATCTAACTGCTAAATGTCCGTCTTCTCTTGTTGCTACAACCTGAGGTAGTCCTAATGCCTCTACCTCTTGTGCTATGACCCCAACGTCGCTTTTGTGGATACCGACCCTATTATTCCAATCAAACGTGTTACCGCTCAATTTAGACACCTTTATGAGCGAATCTGATATAGGTGTAATGTTTTCTTTTAATCTTTTGTCAGATGTAGAAAAAGCCACAACGTCTGCAGCAGAAACTATGTCACCTGTTACAAAGATATCACCGCTTATAAGTACACCTGCTTCGTCTGTATTACCTGCAGCATCACGTGTGACAACATTATCACCTGCAGTAAGTCTAGTAGCACCCTCTGTTGTAACCAAAACCTTAGAATGGTCTTGCGTAGAACTAAAAACAGTTACTGAACCGTCGGTAGCATCACTAGATATGCCTCCATTAGTTCCTGAGTTTCCTTCATCGTCTAATGTAAGTGTTGGTGCAGAGCCTGTTATAGTTAGTTCACCTGTTGAACTATTAATTTTTAATTTAGATGACGAAGATTCGTCTGCTATTTGAGTGTCAGTAATAGCATTATTTTGTACAAATAATTTATTAGCACCATTGACTCCTAAAGTAGCATTATCTGTTGTGTCTGCAGACCCTGTGAAAGTTGCTTCTTTAATAAGATTATTAAGACCTGCTGCAGTAACTTGGTCTCCTGAAGCAAAGTCGTGTGTTGCTGATATTGTTAATACTCCCATATTATTCTGTTGGTGTTAATGATTTAAATGATTGTGTTGCTGATGTTTTGATAGTTTTGATTTTTGGTCTACCTTTCGTGTTTTCTATTTGATACTGTAATCCATAACCTCTTACATTACCTATTCTACCACGTAGGGAAACATCTTCTTGAAAAGGTATTTCTTTTCCTATGACTCCTGAAGCTGTTGCTATGGGATTTACCTCATTGTTAAGCTCTAAGTCTATGTTTTCTACTTGTATTTTTATACTAAAATCAGAAGGACTTTCTTCTATTTGACCCTCTGCTGCAATATCAAAAGATTTAAATTTTTTCCTATCTATATCTTTCATTGTATACATCCTAGTCTTTAAAAGACCATTGACAAGAGGTTTTTGAGGAGTTTGTGTACCAATAGTAGTAATAACTCTGTCTGTACCTGTTAAATTATCAGGACTATAGTTTGCCTCATTACCCGCTACTTGATGTATACCACCGTGTTGATTAACAGTATAAACACCTCTGTCTGTACCTTTACCTGAAACAATTAAGTTGTCATACTCAAATACGGGTATTGTTGTACCATCAGGTAATGTAGTAGCTATTTCATCTACAGACTCCCACGCTTTATTTAGAAAATTATAAATAATTAAAGCATTGTTTCGTGTTGCGTCGTTTGCTCCCTCTCTTGAATCAAGTGGAACAGCTAAGTAATATCTATTATCGAAATAACACGCAACAGATTGGTCTATTAAATTAGGATTTATTCTATTTATTGTAGTTTTTATACTTTCCGAAAGAGGTGTTTGTGTACCTCTTAAATTATACTCATCTAAGAACTCTAAAGAATACACACCGTTATCTGATAAGAAATAAATATTTTTGCCAACTTGTACAATTGACCTACGAGCAGCAGCACCAACTTCAGTTGTAAGGATTTGAGTTTTAGCGTTACGAGGATTTACTAATCCTGTTATTCTGTGTACACTATTTTTATTAAATACTATTACTGAGTCTTCTACGAAAGATGTTAAGCCTACGGTAAAATCACTAGTTCCTGCATTAAATCGCAATGATGCGAATATTCTATCATAAGTATTACTATCTAGAATATCCGATATTATTAGTTCATCAAAAGCTTTACGCGATACATATCCGTCTTCAGGGTCAAATCTAAATGGTACAACTAATCTGCCTTGGTGCAAAATACCAAACTCAGATGCAGGATTATGTATAAAACCTAAATCAGATGCAACTTTTTTTATAAAAATAGGAGTAGATAAACTTAACTCTGATTTTGTACGAGGTACTGATATAGAATTAGGTTGTATTATAAAAGAAATACCAACTTTGCGTAATGCTGTACCACTTAAACCTGTTGCGTTTGTACTTGATGCTGTGCCTATTTCAACGCTAAATGAATCTGCACTTGCGACTGCTGAAACAACGTTATTTCCATTTACGGCAGCATCTACACTTGCTATAGTAACTGGTTCACCTACTGATAATTCGTGACCTGTGCAAGTAAATGTTGCGGTTGTACTTGCTGAACCGTCAATCCTACAGTCAAAAGCAGAAATAGCTTTACTAGAACCTTGTGTGTAAACTTTATTTATAGAGAAAGATGTATTTTGAAACAACCCTGTAGTAACAGCCCCACTATCTTCTAAAATTAAACTATCTCCTACTGCAAAAGATGAGGTAGTATGAAAAGTTCCTAATAAGTTATTTATATTAAAATCTCCTGCACTTGCAAATAAAGATACAGGTTGGGTAAAAGCACCACTTGGGGCGTTTGAGAATGTAGGGCTAGACGTAATATTATTTGTTGCAGTATCTAGTTCCAATGGTGGTTGTCCATTTGCAGATGCTGTGCCGGGCTTCCTAAAAATAATTATTTTGTTAAAAGCTTGTATAACATCTGATTGCTCTGCAACAGTTTGACCTGTTGGATAGTTTAATGTATAAGATTGTTGGTCGCTTGTCCTTATTGCAAAGGCTTGTGTATTAGAAATTAAAATAATATAATCATCAGCTTGTGCTGAGTTAGGGTCTGAAAAATTACAAGAAGCATATATGCCATTTACTGCGTCATCATTAAGAATACCAAAAGCAGTAGTACACGTGCTATCAGAACCACTATTAGCAAAAGTGCCTGCAACATTTGTAACTAAAAAATTACTACCTGATTTAGTATATGGATGAACTCCATCTGCACCTGATATAGAACAATTAGATATTTTAATACTGCCTGTTGAGGGTGTGTTTGCTATAGAACCAAAGTTTGCTATAGTTAATACACTTCCATCAGAGTTACTTGTAATAGATGTAGTAGCATCAGGGTCTATAATGGTAAAATTAGTTGCATCTCCATCAATCACCTTTAATGCACTTACACCATTTGCAATTGGTGCTACTTTGTTGTTAACACCAATTCTAGGTTGCCATTCTCCGTTTCTATCCATTCTTCCGTTTTGAGACTTTTCTAACAAACCTGTTCTCAATTGGTCGGGTCTGAGTCTGTCATTGAAGCCAGAAAAACCAACGTCGAGTTCTTCTAACACGCGGTCATCATTGTTTCCATATGAATCATATCTAGCCATCTAACATTTCCATCTGCGAAGAGCTAATGCTTTTCTTGTTGGTCTCCCTTTCTTGTCTTTCATTGGTCCTTTAACTCCACTCATACGAGCACAAAAAGATTTTTTACGTGCTTTTGCTTTGCCTTTCGGATTAGAAGATGTAACAGGTGGTTTTAGATTATGCCCCTTGCGTTTAAAATACGCACGTCCTGCAGCTGTAAGCCCACCTTTTTTACTTTTATGTTCTTTTCTCATTATGCTAACATTGGTCCTATTATTGCTCCCCTAACACGAGATATTATTTTTCCCCCATTATCTGCATCCCCCACAATAAATTGAATAACAAAAGATGATTGGTTTTCGTTTATAGGAACAACTAAAGAGCCCTTTGTGAGTAATGTTCCACCGTCTGCACTAGTTTTTTCTATTGAAACCACAGTTGTATAGGTACTGCCATCTGGTAATTGAACTTGTAGTCTATTTTCATTACCGCCCCCTGAACCACTATCTCCATAAGTTGCTTCTCCTTGTATCACAATACCTTTAATTCTTGATGAGCTAAAGTCAGAATCGCTACTGTTAAATTCACTAAGCGTATAAGTAACTTGACCTGTTCCTGTTGTGCTTTTTTGTTGAGCCAAACCGTGACTATCGTGACTTGTAAAAGCAACATACTTATCTCTGTTTTTTCTTACAAATTCTCTTATTGCGTGAGTAGTCATAAGAGAATTGGGATTGTTGCCATCTCTTATTTCATTTGGGAATCCTGATATTAAACAAGTAAGAAAAGTATTTGCAGCTTGACCAATACTTCCCAAAATTCTTACTCCACTACTCACGGACCGTGCTATACTTTCAGGACTAATACTGCCCGGAGGAATAGTAAGGACATCATCTTGTACCTTTAATATTTTACCATCTACCTTTGTAGGTACATCATCTAACTCATTAAACCTTGTCACGCTTTTCTTCTTTTGTGTGAATAACTTATTCTTTTACTACTTGTTTTGCTTTTCTTAAATTTAGACTTTTCCGACGAAGACATTTCTGATGTCGTTTTAGGAGTTTTAGAAGACACTCTTTTTGATGGTCTGCAAGCAGGGTATGGACGTTTACTACCACTCGCTTTGCGTCTTCCGCAGGGTTTGCCTGTTTTAACGTCAACCCATTTTTCTTGATGCCATCTTTTCAGACTCATCTCTTTTTTCTAGTATACCCTGATGCAACTTTACGTTTGCCCCCCGGACCTTTTACCTGCCCTTTGCAAACACGAACCGCATAAGAATTAGCATACGCTGATGGGTACACCTTGTATTTACGTTTAGCCGCAGCTTTACCTCTTGCACATAATTTTGCCATTTATTTTTTCTCCTTAATTAATTTACGTAAAACCTTAGCTTGTCCTGCGTGAGCTTTACTAGCTTTTTCTAGTTTTTTTGCTATTGATATTAGTTTTCTGTGCATTACTTCTTTTTTCTTTTACGCAGACCCTTAAAATCAGCACCTGTAATTTTATTACGAGGAGCTGCAACTCTAGCTAATTTTTTTTGCTTTGGACTGTATTTACTAAATGGCATTATTTTTTACCCCTCTTCATAGTTTTTTTTGTAGGTGGTCTTCCTCGTTTACTTCCGTATGTTCCTTTTCCCATTGGCATAATTATTTTCTCCTTTTCTTTTTTTGTAATGGTTTTGTTTTTTGTATTGTATTTGTAACACTACTAATTCCTCCTGCACCAACTGCAGATTTACCAATAGTGTCTATAAAATGTTTGTCTTTTTTGTATGCTTTAGCACCTTTCTTAACTAAAGGCATTACAATTTTTCTTACTCCGTATGTTATTGGTCTTACTAATGAAATCATATTATTTTCTCCTTTTTATCATTGCTACAAATAATAATGTAAATCCTAGTGCCAAACCATAAAAAGATGGTTCTGGTACACCGTTGTAGTCTACTTGTAATCTGTAGTCAAACTCTTGCCAGCTATATTGTATTCCTTCAAACTCTAGTCCTTTGTAGTCATCTCTAATAAACTCTGGCATATCTGGTACATAAAAAAAAGGTGTATCGGATATAACAATAGATATAGGCTCTTCTATTTCAAAAGGCTGTTCTATCGGAAGTAACGGATACTCAGGTTCAATAATAGGAAATAAAGGGTATTCTAGTTCGTGGCTCATTTTTTAAATAAAGATGTAAAGATTGATGCTATGCTTCCAAATGCTTTTACAAAAAAATTATTTTTAGGTAAAAACATCATTATAATAGATATTATACCAATATAGGCAAATGTCATAGCCATAAGGTCATCTTTGTAATTACTAAATATATATTCTATCATAATGAAGGTGATACTTGTCTTATCGATATGTCTTCAGCATCAAAAGGTGTTTCTATTATAGGTAATTCGTTATTGACATCTGATTCTTGAGACTCATCATTAGATGATGTTTCCGTTTCTTGAGATTCTTGTTCGTTTACAGTTTTTTCTTCTTGGGTTGATTGTGATTTTTCTGACTTGGCTTTTTCTTCGTCATCTGTTTTATTAGATGTTTGATTTTCTTTATTTGTGGATTGTTTTTTTTCTGATTCTTGTGATTTGTTGCTCTCTTCAACAACGGAAGGCTTATCGGAGGAAGTATCTTGTGAAGAAGAGGAGGTTTTGGGTGTGGTGTCCGAAGACTCAACAGATGGAGCTAAAGTCGATTGAAGTTCAGAAACCTCCGCGACCTTCTCAGCGATAACCTCTCGACCCCAATCACTTAAATGATGAAAGTCTACGAATGTATCTATAAACATTGGTACTTCAAATCTTTCTTCTACCACATCTTGTGCAACTTCCGCAACAAAGACTTCAGTCCTGTCTTTTGCTATATCAACTTGTGTAACCGCAGCAGTAGACACAGCTACTGTACCAGCTGCTCCTAATTGTGATACTTGGTTAACTACAGGTATATCTTTTACTCTATCTAGTAAAGACTTTTTTAAAGTTTTACTAGCGTTACGAGCTTGCGATATAACTTCTTGAGACTGCTTTGTAACTTCCTTAGAAGTGCTGTACTCTTTTCCGTCCAATACTTTGGACAAAGAATCTCGCAGTTCTCTGAGTTTATCTTTGGCAGTTTTGTTATCCATTTACATAAGTTGCATTTCA